TTAATAGTTAATTAAAAAATTTAATCAACTTATCCACTATTAATAACTATTACTATTCAATAACTATAATCATTTATATCATTTATGGTTGTTTATGACTATATAGTGTCATTCAATTGCCTACCTATCATTTTTTTTTTTTTTTTTTTTTTTTTTTTTTTGAGGGGTAGGCGATAGAATTACCAAATACATAAATAACGACCATAAATTAATTGTAAATATAAATATAGTTTAGGCTGATGTAAAGGGAATTCTTCGGATATTTAGGATGAGTTAATTAAATTGTTTAATTAACTTTATTTATCTTTATACTTATCTAAAGTAATACTACGGACTTTAAGTAATACCACGCTTTTGACCGGCGGCCCTACATTGAAGTAGTTTAAGTATCTTATTATATTAATCAGTTAATTAAATTGTTTAATTAACTATTAACTCTCTCATCTTCCGAGGTGTAGAGCTAGTTTTTAATCACATAGTTAATTAAATTATTTAATATTCTTATATTCCAAGGTATGGACTACGTAGTTTGTTATAAAAATAGAACAAAAAAAGCCCTAGACGAAATATCATCTAGAGCTTTAATTTTGCGTACTAGATACTCGCGATCGATTTAGGAATTATTTTCCTTCCACTTGCGCTCTAACTCGTCGGCTTCCTTACTCATACCAGCTGCCCTGAGTGCGGAGATACCAATTTGGAACTTCTTGTCTTTGCTGATAATCTTCTTACCCGCGTCCTCGGCGCAGATTGTGCTACCATCAAGCGCTTCAAATTCAGACAAGCTCAAAGCCCTCGCCGGTCTTTGGAACGCAATTACTCTATTTGACACTATCCAGCTGATAATATCCTTATCGTAACAGTTGGAAAGGTCAAAGTTAACAGTGATAGTTCCCTCTTCCCCACTATCCAGTTTCGTGGAGAACCTATGAGACACTTTGCCGATGGACTTCCCAATTTCATTAGTCATGATATTCACCTTCCCTTTTAATAGTTATATGTTTCGGGAGTGCGAATACCTAGCACGCGATGGAACTAGGACATAAATTTTCAAAGAACGGAACCTGTTTCGATGATGCATAATAACATATCTAGGCTCTATGTCAACATATTTTGATAAGTGCCCGATATTATTGGATATTCTGATTGCCGTAGGTTTTCGATGGGGAGATCGTGGCCTTGTAGGCCCCGGGTTAACTCCTCCCCAAGTTATCCCAAATTCTAAGTAAATGTACTAGATTTTATATTTACAGCCAGGTACAGTCCGTAGCAAGGTCCGTAGTCCGTGATCCGTAGAGTGGTCCGTGATATTAGATATTAGATAAGATTATTAAATAATTTAAGGGTCTAAGATACTATCGATCCTGTCGATCCACCTTTGGATCTATAGTTAGAAACTACTAGTTATAGATAATTAATAAAGATATAACTTGACAGACAATATTACTACTGATATTATTAAATTTTAACTATAAGTTAAATACTTGATTAGGAAAGATGAAGTAATGGACAGAGAAAGTTCCCAGACTCAACTATCTCTTTATGGATTTGAGGTGAGGGATATAGATAATCGTAGATCAGGACGGGAACACTCTCATGACATTAAGCAACTTTGGCAGCGATCGCATGAGATTCTAGGTCTTGCAGTGCAAGGGATGAAGAATACGGAGATAGCTAAGATCCTTAACATCACTCCTCAGACTGTAAGTAATACACTAAACTCGACGCTTGGTAAGGAAAAATTATCAGATCTTAGAGGTGAGAGAGATGAACACTATGTTAAGGTAGGAGAGCAAGTTAAAGAGTTAACTTTGAAAGCTTTAGATGTATATAGGAAGTTATTTGAGTCTCCTGGGATAGACCCTGTATTGAGAAAGAGTGCAGCTGACACTGTGACATTAGACATCGCTGGAATGAGAGCTCCGACCAAAGTCGATACTCGATCACTTCATGCGTATGCGACTGTTGAAGAAATAGATGATTTCAAGAGGCGAGGGCTAGAGGCGATTAAAGAAGCTGGATTTAAACAACTTGAGGAAGGTGTGAGATGATTAGAAAGTACTTGGTGTATGTGATCTTGGCGATGTTTCTAATTGCAACTCCAGTGTTCTCTCAGGTTTGGTACACTGCTAATCAGAAAACAGTTAAGTGGACTGCTACGACAGAGCTTGAAGATGGATCTCCTATTCCTCCTGACTCTACCATTAAATATCAGCCTTACATCAAGCTTTCTACAGCTCCTGAAGGTACACCTTACGAAGGAGAAATTACAGGTACCAGTAAAACTTTCACTTTCACAGTTGAAGGTAAATACTTTGTTGGATTTAAATCTGTTCGATATGTTGGAAGTGAGAAGGTGTCTGAGTCTACTATCGCCTGGTCTGATGTTCCAGTCAACTGTGCTGGTGGAGTAGCTTTTGGAATCGCATACTATCAATCTCCTAAACTTCCAGGAGGTCTTGAGCAGGAGAAATAAGTTAATTAAATTTTTTAATAAACTATGGAGTATAAGATGACTAGTCCAAAGCCAAAGACAAAGATTGATCTTGTTCTAGAAAGCTTACAGCAGCCTAGTACCTATAAAGGTCTTCTTATGCTTGCTGCACTTGCTGGATTTAAAATTAACGAAGATCAGTATAGTAATATTCTAGGCGGAATAGTGGTTGTTTACTCTTTAATCGCCATATTCTGGCAGGACTCCTAAACTATGTGTGTGATAACTGGAGGACATGGATTTATAGGGACTAATCTCTGCCTTAGCCTATCAAAGGTTAATAGGGAATTTAGAGTAATAGACATCAATAGTGCAAGATATCCATGGTCCTTAGATGCCCTCTATGCAGATATCACATACCCTCTTCCAATAATTAAAGGTAATATACTAATACACTTAGCTGCAGAAACGAATATTAGATGTTCAATAGCTCATCCAAGACAAACTTTTACAAAAAACTGCTTAGGTCTTATAAACTGTCTTGATTTACTTAGGTCTGAAAGATTCAAACATTTAATCTTCACCTCCTCAGCCAGTTCAGAACTATCAAAGTCACCCTACCTTGCATCAAAACTTGCCTGTGAAGCACTCTGTAATGCATATAGAGAGGCTTATGGATTAGATATTAAGGTCCTCAAGCTTTCAAGTGTCTATGGACCATATTCTATACATAAATCTAGCGTAATCCATGCGTTTATTAAGAACTGTATCAACAAAGAGCCTATGATTATCTATGGTGATGGCTCTCAGCATAGAGACTTTATCTACGTAGCTGATGTAGTAGATGCAATCTTGAGAGGTAAAGAAGGTTATATAGCTAGTGGAGAGTTAACTTCTATTGAATCTTTAGCTGAAATAATCTCTAGAATGTCAGAATCGATCTTAAATTATAAACCTACTATCATTCATGGATCTGCTATAGATGGAGAAGTTAAGTCTGCTGAAGCAAAGACTGATATAATAACATCTATTGACTTGGAAGAAGGTATCTATTCTACATTTCAATGGTATAGGAAGAACTATGCAAGTCAACAACTGGTCTAAAATAGAAGTTGAAAGGGCTGAGAGTACCTGGGGACAGATTGTTCCTGAGTATTCTAAGGATATGTTTAGATTTGTAATAGAAGATTGTAATAGTTGGATTGACTTAGGCTGTGGTTTTGGAAGATTCTTAAATTATTTAACTGAGTATGAATTTGAAGATTATATAGATAATTACACTGGCCTGGACTCATCTCCAGACATGGTTCAGAGGATTAAGGATAGATTTCCTAAACATGATATCTTTCTACATAACATAGTTGAAGATTCACTTGAGAAGTTTTATGAGAAGGATTCTATACTATGTTCTGCAGTTCTCATTCATCTTACAAATGAAGAGCAGGATAAGATATTAGATAAGATAAAACAGCTTAATGTTAAGAAAATAGCTTTTGATATTAATAGTTTCATAGTAGGTGACAATGAACCTGAATCGTACAGATTTACTAGAGGTAAAGAAAATAACTTTAGAATGAACTGGCAGTCATTTAGTAAGATGACTAGGAAAATTTATAAGATGTTTCCTAATTATTCATTAACTACAAAGTTTTATAAACTTTCTAAAGATCGTGTTAAAGTTATTTACTTGTTAGAAAGAAAGAATTAAATGAAACTATCAGTTATCATAAGTAATAGAAATGACCTAGTGATGCTAAATGTGACTTTGAATAGTTGCTTAGAATCATTTAAGTCATTAGACTGCAAAGCTGAAGTAGTTATCTGTGATAACTCGGATGATAAGTTTAGTAAACTCCTACCAGTCGCTTGTCCTAATGGTTGGGTGAAGTCTAAACTTGTCAAGATAATCAAACAAGACTTTCCCTGCTTTACTAGCGCTAGAATGACAGCTGCAAAGGAAGCTAAGGGAGAATATATATTCTGTGTGGACTCTCATGTTATCTTTGGTCATAACACCCTTAAAGATTCTATTGCTTTTATGGACTCGCATAAAGATGATGAGTCCCTTGGATTTGGCCATCCTCCAATTCGTTGGGCGCATCAAGGAGATGCTGGACAAAAGCACTCACTCAAAGTAAGTCCTACTGGCCTACCTAATGGAGGCTGGGATACGGCTTATAGAGAGCAAAGAAAGATGTACTGGAAGTTCATGCCCTGGATTTGTAGAAGAGATTGGTATCTTGACACACTTAAAGGTTATGGGACTCATGCTAATTCTATGCTATCCTGGGGTGGAGCTGAGACCATACAGCAAGTTAAATCCCTTATGATGGGATATGAGAATTGGGCTATATCTACAGATCCTATCATCCACATAGGACCTTATACTCAGGAAATCATTAATCTTGGACAGTATAAATATAGGGTCTACACATCAAATGGGAACTATCCTCATGGCTTTGGAGTCCTAGCCTCATATATGGTAATAGCTGGAGAAAAGCATGGATATGAGATGGCTAAGCTAGGAGAAACTCAATTTACTAATAGACATAAGATAAAAGTAGATGACTATTGGAAGAAAGCTGTAGAGGTAGGTAAAGCTGAGTATGAGTGGTTGATGAGTGTGAAGAAGTATAGCTACGAAGAATTAATATCTATTAAACCTTGGGAAGTTACTTAAATTTTTTAACTGACTATGGAACAAGACCCTGAAATACAAAAGATCTTATCAGTATGCTCTGTAAATACAAGGGCATGTGCTAAGACCTTTTTCCCTGAGCGCTTTACACTTCCATTTGCTGAAGAAGTGCATGGGAAGATATTTGAAAAAATAGATAGCCCTAGTAACAAGAATGCTATTGCGGCTCCTCGAGGTTGGGGAAAGACCTCTATCGTAGCTCTTGCTCTCATGGCTAGGTACATCTTATTTCACCACACTAACTTTATCTGCTATATCAATAAATCTCATGATGCAGCATCACTTCAGACTGAAAATCTACGACGTGAGTTAGTGACCAATAAGATGATTAAGCACTACTTCGGAGACTTCAAACAGCGAGATGTCAAACAACATGAGTTTGAGGAAGTATTCAGCAAGAAAGCTTGGGTAGCTTATGACACACTCGTATGGCCAAGAGGTGCTGGTCAGCAAGTCCGTGGAGTCTTATTCAAGAATGATCGACCAGGACTTATAATCATTGATGATTTAGAAGACCCTGAATCTATCGAGAATGAGGAGATTCGCAAAGGCTGGTATCAGTGGCTTTATGCAGATGTGATTAAGGCAGTTCCTAGACTACATAGAAATTGGAAGATAGTCTACATCGATACACTTAAGCATGAAGACTCTGTGTTACAGAAACTACTTAATTCTCCTGAGTGGGATGGACTTCGTCTTGAAGCGTGCGATGATAACTTCAAATCAACTGCACCTGACTTTATGTCTGATGAAGATATAATGAAGGAGTGGGAAGAGCACCAAGGTGCTGGTCAAACTGATGTATTTTTTAGAGAGTTAAGAAACCTACCTGTATCAACAAAAGATGCGATATTTAGAAAGGAATACTTTCATTACTACAGCATGCCTCTAGAACATCCTAAGTCAGATTCAGACTTAAAACTTACTGATCCAGATGTTCAGTGTGATAAGTATATTGAGACAGTAGTAATTCTTGACCCTGCCAAGACCGTTAAGATCCATTCAGCTGAAAGTGCTATTGTTGGCATAGGAATAGATCTTAGAAATGCAAGACTTTATGTCAGAGATGCTATATCTGAGAAGATGTATCCTGATGAGATATACTCAGCCTTATTCGGAATGGCTATTAATCTTAATGCGAAAGTTGTTGGAGTTGAAGTCACATCACTAAACGAGTTTATCAAACAACCTATTAAAAATGAGATGTTCAAGCGTGGAAAGTTCTTTGAACTCGTCTGGTTAAATGCTAGAGGAGGGATGAAGAAAGAACTTCGAATTAAGGAGCTTGTACCTTATTATAGAATGGGTTATATCTATCACAATGCTTCTTGTGCAACTATCAAGCGACTTGAGTCACAACTTATGATGTTTCCAAGATCTGCTTTATGGGATCTTATGGACTGCTTAGCTTATATCATTGAGATGCTGGAACTTGGAGAGAGATACTTCGCTCCTGTTGTTGATCCAGAGGATTCAGAAGCTGAGTATAAGGAACTTGACTATGAGGAGCCTTTGGAAAACTGGAGAGCTGCTTAATGACCTTTACATTAAGCCCAGAGCTCATAGTAGGTATACTGACAATAGTTGGTACTATACTCTTAGTCTTACATAAATTAGGACTATTGGTATTTGGGAAGAAGTGTAAAGAAGATATAACTGAAGGTCAGGAATGTCTTCTTAAAAGATGTCCAGATCACGAAAGAGTAGTAAGAGATGCAGCATTAGCTGTGAAGGAAGCCAAATTGACCTCAGATCAGTTATCATCAAGTATAATGACACTTAAAGAGGATATAAAGGATATAAAGGGAATACTTGAACAAAGGGACAATATTAACCAAGCTGAATTTAGAAGACTTAGGGAATTGATAGGTGATTTGAGTGGGTATGTTAGAGGAATTACTGATGCTAGGACTAGTATTAGTATTAGTAAGATAAAAGACAATTAAATTTTTTAATTAACTGGATTAATAATGACTGTTTGGCCACATAGACCTCTTACAGCTGGAAATTTTGACAGTACTACTGTCACTTTTACAGCTAATGCTTCGGCCAACACTAAAGGAAATTATTCTCAAGTTTGGGCTTCTACAAGTGTAAATGCTTGTGGACTTGTATTAAATATGGAGTATGTTAGTAATGATGCAGATTATTTACTAGACCTGGCTTTTGGTGCTGCTGGTAGTGAGCAGATAGTAGTTGCAGATATTATAATTAGTGGAGCTACCTACACTAGAAGATCATTGTCTGCAGTACACTTTCCTATATTTATTAAAGCTGGGACTAGGATAGCATGCAGAGTCCAATCATCGACTGGTGGTGCAACAGTTGATGTGCATTTTAGCTTGATTAACTTCGATACTAGGATTCCAACTTATTCTAAAGTATTAACCTACGGAGCTGCTTCAGCTGACAGTGGTGGACTTAGCCTAGACAGTGGTGGGTCAGCATGGACTTGGGGAGGTTACTCTGAGCTATCTGCATCGTCTCCTGAGAATCACAAGGCTTTGATAATAGGTATGGGTAATCAAACTAATAATGCAAGAGCTAATGCATTCTTTAATATAGGTATAGGAATTGGAGCTGCAGGAAGTGAAGTTGCTATTGCTGTTGTAAATGAACAAGGTGCAGCTATAGTAACAGCTGTATCTGGTCTAACAGCAGTTATACCTGTGAAGATAAAGAGTGGTACAAGAATAGCTGCAAGGTCTCAATCTGGTACAACTGATGCGACTGATAGACTAATTGATGTAGTCTTATATGGGTTATCCTAATGGGCGACTTTCCAATACTTAATGAACTTGTATATGATTATAGTGGTACAGTTGAAGTTGTTGCTCCAAACAGTAATAATTCTAAGGGAAACTATGCTCAACTAACTGCTTCATTATCTGAAAATACTTCATTCTTCTTCATCAGACATGATTATGTTAACTATAATCAAAGATATTTAATAGATATGGCTATTGGAGCAGCTGGTAGTGAAAAAATAATAATAGCAGATATACCTATATTAGGCATAGCTCTAGATGCTGCTGGAGTTTACACAATTCCTTTTCCAATGAGACTTAAGAAAGGTGTGAGGGTAGCCTTTAGATGTCAGTCTGATTATAAACTTTCTAAAAAATATATAGGTATTACAACTTTTAAATATGATACTTTGTTTGAGTCCTATAGAGTCTGTGATACTATAGGTACAGTATCTGGATCATCAAGAGGTACTAGTGTAGATCCAGGTGGAGTAGCTAATACTTGGGGAGCTTATACTGAACTGGTGGCTTCTTCAGCTAACAATTATAAGGCTCTAATGCTGATGGCTCTTCCCACATTTACTTTTGGACGTGTTGCGACTCGTAGAGTTAAAATAGCTATAGGTGCTGCTGGGAGTGAAGTTGATATAGGACTTAAGGGTGTTATTGGAGCTGATGGACAAAATGATTATGGAGCCCAAGCTTATCCTTGGATGTTACCTATCAGTATAAAGGCTGGAACAAGAATATCTGCTGCAGCTATCTGCTCATCTGCTTCAGCTGGCAGAGAAGCTTATGTAACTTTATTTGGACTTTATTAAGGAGTCTACCATGTCAGTCGCTAGTGTAGGATCAGCAACTCAATTAGCAGTCATTGGTACTGAGCATACGCTTGATACAGAGACTACAGCAGCTGTCTATGTGTTAGTTGTAGATCTATCAAACATGGCTCTTGGAGATTACTTGACATTAAGAATGAAGACAAAGGTGGCTTCAGGTAAGACCTCCAGACTTGCCTTTGAGCGGATCTTCAGCCATGAACAGATAGAGCCTAATGTCTATTCAGCTCCTGTACCTATTGATACTGAGCTGATCTGTACACTGACTCAGACAGCTGGCACTGGTAGAAACTTTGACTGGAATCTGTTAAAGATCTCATAAGATGAGTTTCTTAACTCAATACGCATCTTTACTTTATCAGCCTAGTGGAATAGTATCTACTACTGTCGCTCCGACAACAGTAGCTCCTACAACACTAGCGCCGACTACGTTAGCACCAACGACACTGGCGCCAACAACTTTAGCACCTACAACTTTATTACCTACAACCTTAGCACCTGTGATTGGTGTGTTAGTTAGTGGTAAGCTAATCAATGAGTCTATTTTGTCTGGGAGACTAGTTCAATGAATTACTTAGGTGATTTTAAAGAAGACTCTGAGATTGTTGTGTTTTTCACTACTCATGATAAGGAAGGTGCAGCAGTAGCTCCTTCAAGTGCTCTTGAGTCAGGTGATATAATTATATATAAGGGTAATTCAGCCACTCAGAAATCATCTACAAATGGCCTGACTATGACAAGTCCCTTTGATTCTATAGTCGGTCTTCATCAACTAAGGATAGATACTTCTAACGATACTGGTGATATAGGGTTCTGGGAAGATGGAAATGAGTACTTTGTTATCTTAAGTCCTGATGAAACTATTGATGGTGAAATAGTTGTTAAAGTCCTTGCTTCATTTTCACTTCAAAGAGCTTCTGGAGCTCTTGCTTATGCCATTACTATTAATGGTAAAGTTGATGATATCTTAACTGATACTGGCACTACCTTAGATGGTAAGATTGACACTGTTGATGGTATAGTTGATGCAATCAAACTTAAGACTGATAATCTTCCTTTATCACCAGCTGCAGTTGGTTCAGCTATGACTCTTGCAGATGATGCTATTACAAGTGCAAAATTTGATGAGTCCACTGCATTTCCATTGAAGTCTGTAGACACTGGAGCTACATCTGTAGCTCGTACTGGTGCAGATAGTGATACGCTTGAGACATTAAGTGATCAACTTGATGCGGTGTCACTTGCCATTGGATCCTTGCCAACTGTAGATCTGATTCTTGATGAGGATGTTGAAGGGACTATCACTCTTCGCCAGGCAATGAGATTGTTAATCGCCTATGTTTGTGGTAGAGCTTCTGGTGGTGGTACTGCTACTGTAGTGTTTAGAAATCAAGCAAACTCACTTAATCGTATATCTATGACAGTAGATTCAAGTGGAAATAGAAGTGCAGTAACACTTAATATGGCTTAAAGTTAATTAAAAAATTTAATAAACTATGGCATGCAACTACCTAGCGCTTTCTGACTTTCCACATAGAGGACTTCCACTCAGGTCTTGGCCAGAGTTCAGTCACCTAATGTATCCATCATTAGGGCTAGTGTGGGAAGAATATTCTATTATAAATGATACTGCTGGGTTAAACTCTGGTATTCAAGATACGATGACTAAGGATTCACTTGTTGCTGATATTGTAAGTTTGAATTCAGTCATCCTTGAAAAATGAGGCAGATATGTCTGACAGAGTATTCGTACAAGATGATGTTCTTGTGATTCTTTCTACTCAGAAGAATCTCACAGCATTTACAGATTTAAGGGTTAAGTGGCAAAATCCTTATGGTGTAAAGGGATATTGGACAGCTACTATTCACCCTACTATAAATACAAAGATACAAGCAGCTGTGAAGTTTAATACTTCTGGTATATGGAAAGTTCAGGCATTTGCTTCTAATGTTGGTTCTAAATATCATGGCTATTGGACTGAGATTAGAGTCTATGAACCTATAGCTCCTGACACAACTGTGTTACCAACAACTATTGTACCAACAACTTAGTTAAAAAATTTAATTAACTCATTTGGAGTACTAAGATGCCTTACATCGTAACTGGTGATCCTAGAAATTATAAAGTAGATACGTCAATCTATACAAGACATAGTTTTGACTATTCTTATCCTTACGATCTGGATCTTAAGCCTGGAAGTACTCTTCATGATGATATAAGGAATAAGATTTGGCAGAGGGCATGTGAGTCTAGGAATGAAATGAGTAAGAGATTCTCTTCCTGGAATGAAGTAGATAAAGTTCTTACTACTTACATTCCTACAAGTATGAAAGAGAAAGAACTTAAAAGTAAAGATCCAAGAAAGCCTATCTCCATAGTATTTCCATATACTTACTCTATGATGGAAGCATTGCTTACTTACATGATAATGGCTTACATGCAAGACCCTATGTTCCAGTATGAGGGAGTTGAAGATGATGATACTAGGGGTGCAATGCTATTGGAGATGGTAGTTAGATTACATTGTATTAAGACTAAAGTATCTCTTTCACTTCACACTATTCTAAGAGACTCATTCGCATATGGAGTTGGTATAGGAATTCCTGGATGGAGAAAGATGTATGGAAGAGTTCCGGTAAAAGGATCTGTTATTGATGAAAGTCCTTTTTCTCAGAATTCTGTAGATCATGTAGAATTCATTGACTCGATGATTTTTGAAGGGAATGATCTCTCATCTATCGATCCTTATATGTGGCTACCAGATCCATCTGTCTCTAGTGATAATATTCAAGATGGGGAATTTCAAGGATGGATAGATAGAGATAACTATATGAATCTTCTATCACAAGAATCTCATGATGAGACTTTCTTTAATGTAAAGTATCTTCGAGATAAAACGAATAAGAGATCAACTTTTGCTAACGATCAGAGTGATAGAAATCTTAAATATGGTGGAGGTAGTAGTACTAGAAACTTAGTGATGTCTACTAATCCTATAGACACAATTAAGATGTATATCAATCTTATTCCGAAAGAGTGGAAACTTGGAAGTAGTGAACTTCCTGAAAAGTGGTTCTTTGCACTTGCATCAGATGATGTGATTATTAGTTGCCACAAAGCTAACCACAATCATGGACTTTATCCAATCGCAGTTGCAAGTCCTGAGTTTGATGGATACTCAATAACACCACAGAGTCGAATGGAAATACTTTATGGTCTCCAAGGAACACTTGATTTTCTCTTCAACTCACACATAGCTAATGTACGTAAGTCTATCAATGACATGCTAGTTGTTGATCCTTACTTGGTTAATATTAAGGATTTAGAAGATCCAGAGCCTGGCAAGTTAATTAGACTTCGACGTCCTGCTTGGGGACATGGAGTTAATAATGTAGTACAGCAACTTGCAGTTAATGATATTACTAGGAATAATATAGGAGATAGTCAGTATATCACATCTTGGATGGATCGTATCTCAGGCGCTGACCAGTCGATGCAAGGATCGCTACGTCAAGGTGGACCAGAGCGTTTAACTAAAGGTGAGTTTCAAGGCACTCGAGGATCTGCTGTTAGCCGTCTTCAGCGATTGGCTATGATAGTTGGAATGCAGTTCATGCAAGATATAGGTACTATGTTCGCTGTTCATACTCAGCAGTATATGTCCAAAGAAACATATGTTAAAGTTGTTGGTAAGACTCAACAACAACTCGATACAATGTTTGGAGGGAAGCATAATGTCAGAGTTACTCCTTATGATCTTGCAGTTAACTATGATGTTATTGTAAGGGACGGCTCAATCCCTGGTGGAAATTTCTCTGAATCCTGGGTACAGATGTTTTCAACTATAGTACAGACTCCTGAGTTATATCAAACTTTTGACATATTTAAGATATTCACCTATATAGCTCAGCAACTTGGTGCAAAGAATATCGAGGACTTTAGACGAGTATCTCAAAATACTCAGGTCCAAACTATGCCTGATGAGACTGTGGATAGGGAAGTAAAAGCTGGAAATCTCGTACCTTTAGGAGAATAGGTTATGGCGCTAGGAGAGATGATAGTTAGATCTACAATAGGCGATCTTCAAGAATTTAAAAAGTCTATTATTTGGAAAGATATTCAACGAGAGCTATATATGTGGAAAAAGGGATTTGAGCTTGAGTTGAAGACTATCACAGATAAAGCTGCTGAGACTAATCCATCTACAGCAACTGTTTTAATGCACTTAGGAGATATTAATGGAAGGATTAAGGCAGTAGACTACATGATGTCACTTCCTAATATCTTCATCCAGTCATTAGAGTCAAGTGAAAAAGCGGAGATGACTGAAAATAAATCTGATGAGTAAAGGAGCTAACCTATGGATGTGAAGACTGAAATTAATGAGATGTTAGATGCTATGAACAGAGTGTCTGATGATGAGATTTTGGAGTTTGAAGATGATCCTCCACCTCAGAAACCAGATGATTCTCCACCTGCGACTAATCCACCTGATAAAGATGTAGAAGATGATGATAAGGCCGAGTCTCCGTCTACGGATCCTCCGAAGCAGGAAGAGAAAGAAGATGAGGTTGCAAAACTCAGAGCTAAGATTATCGAACTTGAGTCAGCCAGAGATAAGACAAAGAAGGATGAGAAACCTCCTGCAACGGATCCTCCTATCGGTGAAAAGGATTTTCTCGATGGGATAGATCTTGATGAGATTAAAGATGACAGAGCCGCGTTTAATAAGTTACTTAACAAAATCTACTCTCAGGCAGTTACTGACACTCGAGGGATTGTAAAACAGGCAAAGGAAGAGACTTTTAACACACTTCCTACCAAAGTCACAGAGCAGCTAGAGTTAAAAAACACACTTCAGAAAATGACTGAGGAGTTTTATAAGGAAAATACTGATCTAAGTAATTGGAAGAAGACTGTTAGCGCAGTTTTTAATGAAGTAGTTCAAGAAAGTCCTGGGCTTAAGATTGCCGAGGTACTCAGAAAGGTAGGTGATGAGACTAGGGAAAGATTAGGTTTACCTAAACCATCTAAGGTACAAGTTAAAGATACAAATAAACCAAAGGACGATGATGCACCTCCTCCGCTTCCTAGGAGAAAGGGTTCCAGAGTCCAAAATCCAAGTCCCGCTGAACCTAACTCAGTCAAGTCTCAAATAGACGAGATGATTAAGGTAGTGGGCAGAAGATAGGAGGAATTACAATGCTTGAGTTCAAGAGTGACAGCCATTCTATCGTGGTTGACAAGTATCATGCTCCAGGTGGTGATTATACTATGACTGTGAGGGACTATGTCCTTCGACCTTCGACTGCCTCTGTCTCTACAACTATTACACTTCCGCCAGTAGTCGAGGCAGCTGGTAGGATCTACTCTATCGTTGCTAGGTCCTTCGCACCGATGACCACTATCACTATCGAGGACAATAATGATGATAGTGAGTGTTGGGATGGAGATATCCAGCTGAGCACTAAGTGCGATCGAGCTCTGTGTTATTCTGACGGTCTGACCTGGCACGTATTCATTGACGGGCCTACTGGTAGCATACGTTCAACTGATGTGCCGACGACTGCTGCTGCGGTAGAACAGACCACTGAGGTGCCTACTACTAGCCCTATATAGCACCAGTACCACCTGGGCAATTTGATGTGGTTGACCCTTAATCTTAACAGTTGGTTAAAAAATTTAACTGACTTAACAATACTTAGGAGGATTTGAAAATGTTTCTCGGAATGCGTGGAACTAATGATTGGGTGGCTAATCAACGCCCTGAGTCTTGGCGTGAACAGATTATGTATCTCTATCCGAACGGGATGACTCCTCTGACTGCAATCCTCAGTATGATGCCGTCAAAGCGTGTCACTGATCCTCGATTTCACTGGTGGACTCAGGAACAATCCACAGTACAGGGCGCCGTGACTGGTATCTTTACCATAGCGGATCTTTCAGTGGCATATGTAACTGGTGGAGTTACCGGAGATACTATCTTCGTCCGCACTACTGCAGCTCTTGGTCAGCGAATCAGGATAGGGCACCAGATCCTACTTCGCGACGCAAGTGACTTCACTGTCGATGTGGTTGGTAAGGTCACAGGAGTCAATAGGGGTGCTGTGACTATCATATCTGTCAGGCTTCTGGAAGATGATGACAACTCGACAACTCATGATCTGTCCGACTGCGACAACTTCAAGATCATCGGCAACATTAACCCTGAGGGTGGTGAGATGCCTGATTCTATCGCCCTCAATCCTGTAGAGGTATGGAACTATACTCAGATCTTCCGTACGCCTCTTTCCATTACACGGACTGCAAAGCTCACCAATCTTCGAACTGGTGATGCCTATCAAAAGGCTAAGTCTGAATGCCTCGAGATGCATTCGTGGGAGATGGAGCTGGCGATGCTCTGGGGTATCCGAACTCAGAACATTGGAGATAACGGAGAGCCTGAGAGAACCACTATGGGTCTTATCAACTTCATCCGCCAGTTTATGCCTACTAACTGCGATGACTATACGCAGAATGCAACTTATGGTGGTCTCGACTGGAATGCAGCTGGTGGTGGAGGCACTTGGTTGCGTGCTTACTTGGAGCAGCTCTTCCGATTTGGCGCCGAAGAGAAGCTCTGTCTCTGTGGATCTGGAGCTCTTCTTGGTGTCGAAGCGCTGGCAATGGCTGAAGGTACCACTAATCTCGAAACTGGCCAGAAGGCCTATGGTATGCAGATCCGTGAATGGAAGACTCCCTTTGGGTCTATCTACCTGAAGACTCATCCTCTGTTCTCTCACGATGCCACAACTCGAAACATGATGGTGATTCTGGAGCCGAAGGAACTCGAGTTCAAGTACATCACTGACACTACCTTCTACGGAGAAGGCAATAACAAACAGCATCCGGAAGGCTACGGCGCACGTCGTCTGGATGGTCTTAATGAGGAGTACCTTACTGAGGCTGGCCTTGAGTTCGGGCTTCCTCAGAAGTGTGCTGTTCTCAACGGTGTTGGTCTGGATAATAACTTGGCTCCTTAGTCCAGTTATCTCCCACTAGACCAATTGACTAGGCAGGGTGTTATGCTCTGACACCCTGCTTAGTTCATTAAATTTTTTAATTAACTTTGGAGGATAGTGGTAATGAACCTTCTTGAGATCAGAAAACACTTCAGGGCACTATCTGGAAGATATGATTTAATAGATGATGACCCTTCCAATACTGTCAATCTTATTATCAATCATGGAAGTAGGTGGTTAGATAGACAGACTGAGCATCAGAAATCTTTCGGATCGCACTTTGGACTACTCACAACTGGATTGTTTAACTTCTCAATTCCTCTATGTAGGGCTATAAAGGAAGTATGGGTTTATAACACTACATCCCGCTGGCAGTTAGAGAAAAAGAATCTACAGGATATCTGCGCTGGATATCTGTCAAGTACACCTACTAATAGTACTACTCAGTACTATTCACCTGTTATTACTAGGAAAATTCCTGAAGATGCTGATCTATCTTCATTTGCAACTTACTTGACCTATCTTGATACAATCACTAATGTTGGTAATGAGTATAATGGAATAGTAATAGTTCCTCCGAGTGATGTAGACTTGGCAGTTGAAGTTAGGGGATACTACTATTCAGCAGAACTAGTCAATCCAGATGATCAGAACTTTTGGACAGTCTCTCATCCAATGACTCTGCTTAAGTCTGCTATGAGGGAATTGGAAGTATTCAATGGAAACGCTTCAAAAATTGAACTTTGGGAAAAGGCTCTTTTGACAGAAGTAACTGAGATTAATAAGGATCTGGTTACCGAGCTGATTTCTGAAGTTAATGTTATGGAGTCTAAGATTGAAGATGAGATTAATTAAATCAACTGCTAGGTGAGGTAACAAACCTTGCCAGGAGGTAAGGATGACAACTGAGGAGAGGGAAAGTATTATCAATGAAGCAGTTGAAAGAGCACTGTTGAAGATCCCTGAAGTTGTTGGAACACTGATGGCTACCTATGCTGGAAAGGTTAGAGATAGTAAAGAATTCTATGATAAGCATCCAGAGTTTAATGATCACAGAAATGTAGTAGCAGCTGTAATTGAGGATATGGAGAATAAGAATATTGGAAGATCTATCAAGGACTTGATGGAAGAAGCTATTCCTATAATCAGAAAAAGAATTCTTCAGACAAAGTCACTTGATACAAAAGTTAATCAATCTCCAAAGTTAGACTTTAATGGAGTGCTATAATGGAAGTTCTACGAGATGGAACATTCACAGTGGTAATTCCTACAGATGCCTTAGCTAAGGGTATTAGACCATCTAAGAGATTACCTAGAGATTCTAAATTCTTAGTCCAATGCATAGGTGCAGTTGGCATAGATAATGTCTTACAAGTTCTTGAGGACTTGGAGTTGAATAGGATAGATGTAAGTGCAACTATCACTGACACTTTCCCACATCCTCAAATGTTTGTCTTTGTAGACACAGTTATTTTTTGTAGCATTACTGCTATCTATGAATGGGATGGATCTTCGCTTACTTCAAAAATAAGTGCATTGACTCCTGGAACTTTATGGAGTGCAGTAGCATACCAAAGATTCATATTTTTAACTAATGGGCAAGTAAGTGTAGTGAGAAGTCCAACTACTGGATTATATGCGCTTACTACTATCTATCCAGCTGCAGAAGCAGTCGCTGATTTCAATGGACAGCCACTGCTTGGAGGGTTCCACGACTAATGGTTGACTGGAAGACTTATAAAGGTCAAAAACCTTGGTTGTTTGCAAAGTCGCAAGCTCCTAATATTTATAATCAGGGGCATAGAATAACTACGCCTGGTGATCCATCTTGGCCATCAAGTATTCCAGGACTGTCAAGAGATCCAGTCACTGACACACACCAACCCTGTGGAATGTGGACTAGGGATGTTGCAGCTACTCCTCCTCCTCCTACTTATCCACCTATTGTTCCAATAATTAATATTCCAGCTAGAGCATACTCTATGAGTAATGTAGTTTGGATACCTAATAGTGGAAGTGTTCAGTATGGTAGATTTGTAGCTTCATATAGTGATGGAGAATATATATGTTACTCTGATGATGGAGGTAATACTTGGACTCAGTACTATCCACCAGAAATATCTGGTCATGTTATAGGTTTCTTAGAATATCATCCTGAGACTGGTATAATAACTGCTTCTTTATTCTATCATTACGGATTAGCTACTGGGAGAAGTTGTACGAGTGTAGATGGGATTACTTGGACTATTGGGCCTTACTTACCTAATTATAGGTATAATGTATATACTACAGACTATAATCCAACAACTGGGATATATTTCTCTACGGCACATAGACCAGGGTATGGATCTTATCAGATCTATTCAAATGATGCTTTGAATTGGACTGTTGGTCCATGGCTAGCCTCATATTCAAGATATGAAGGCTGTGCTTATTTTGAAGGTTTTCAGTGGCTATTTGATAATACATACGACTATGGGCATAGATCTGCATCAGTAGTCCCTCCTGTCTATATTAATATAAATGGGACTAGCTATGATATATTTCATCTTATAAGTGCTACAGATAGAGCTACACTATCTGCTGGAGAGGATTTGTTATTATATAGTGAGTGTTATTTACCATCTGGAAGTGGTATATGGCTACCTACAGGTATGTTTATAACTAAATCTGACTATGGAAGAGATTTAAATATGTTTGTAGCTAAAGAAGGTTTATATGGTGGTACTATGCTTTTTACAAGAGATGCTGAAGATTGGGTCGCTGCAGATATTGGGAGTGTAGCTATCAGAGATGTAGCTATTGGAAGGGCCTCTGCAGTATCAGTAGATGGAACTCCTGGTTATAATAGATACTATACTTTTTCATAAGACTGTTAAAAAATTTAACAAACTTGGAGGGAACAGAAGATGGCTAATGCAGCTCCTAACAGAATTAAGTATTTGTTGGCAACTAAGGCGATCGACTTCGCTAACGATGCTTTTAAAGTTATCCTGATGCAGACTGCTTTTGTGTTTGATAAGGATAATCATAAGCTCTATGCGGATGTCATAGGGAATGAACTGGCTACTGCGAATGGATACACTCAGGGTACCAAAGCTCTGGCTGGAGTATCTGTGGTTGAAGATAACACAGATGACAGGTGCGAGATTAAGTGGAGTAATGTTACCTGGGTAGCCTCTGGAGGAGCTATTGGACCAACTTCAGGTGCTATCATTTACGATGATACAGTAGCAAATGATCCTATCATTGGATATCTGGACTTCGGTGGAGATCAAACACAGCCAGATGGTGGAACTGTAACGCTTATCGCACCTGAGGTTAGAATTTCATAGGAGATTAAGATGTCAACTACAGTTCCTCCTACTACTCCAGTACCTACTACTTTGTTGCCTACTACTCTGGCTCCGAGTACTCTGGTACCTACTACTCCAGCTCCAACAACGGCTGCTCCAACTACATCTCCGCCTAGTACTCCAGTTCCAACTACTCCAATACCTACTACAGCTCCTCCTACTGTAGTTCCTACTACTACACTGACAACCACTGCACCAACCACTAGTGTATCAACTACTAGTGTACCAACTACGGCTCCAACTACTACCTTAACCACAGCTCCACCAACAACAGTTGGACCTACTACTGCGCCTCCACCTACTATTGCGCCACTAATCATTGACCCTGATCCTATTGATATAGGTATCTCATTCTATTTTGTATTAAACTATAATCCACCAGCTACTATTAATTCTGAACTAGATCAATCTGGTGATGCTGGTATTATAGAGATAGTAATGAGTGTGATAGGAGAGATTAAAGATAAGGCTCCTTCACTATATGCTATAGAGATTGAGGTTAGTATATTAAGTGGTGGAATTGATGTTGGAAGTACTGTTACTCTAACTGCCTTAGAACTGTGCTCAGTAGTAATTACTGGTGGAACTGTTATACTACAACTCCCAAGATGTAATGTAGTAAGATGGGGAAAGATCGGATATTTCAACTTTGATATTGATGAGAGTAATATAGCTGGCGAACGTCCTATGGATTGGGCTGGCTGTATTTATCATATTAGAAAGTTGGGAGATAAAGTTGTAGTCTATGGTGAGAATGGAGTTACGTTGATGAAAGCAAGTGGTATCCACTGGGGAATGGATACTATTTATAGATTAGGGTTGAAAAACAAAGGTGCATTTGCAGGGAGTGACTCAAGACATTTCTTTGTAAATGTACTAGGAGAACTATTCCAACTTGATGAGACCTTGACAAAGTTAGATTATTCAGAGTATTTGTCTACAATGGGGACTATTATACTAACTTTGGATATAGAAACTAATTTACTCTATATCTGTGATGGATCAAAGGGTTATGTATATAGTCCAACATCTAAAAGTTTTGGAGAAGGTCCTGAGAATATAACTGGATTAGGTTCAAAGAGTAACATTCTTTATGTATCAAGTGATGGTGAGATAGTTACTCCTAAGTTAGAAATCTGCACAGATATCTATGACTTTGGTACGAGAAAGCCGAAGACTATTAAGAGTATAGAACTTGGTACAGATGTATCTGATTTCTTATATGTCTCGGTAGATTATAGAATGTCACATAAAGATCAGTTTAGGCAGATTAGTTGGTTCTTAGTAAATCCAGCAGGTAAGGCATGGCCAAAGTGTCATGGAGTAGACTTTAGATTTAGAGTAAGATCAACTGTATATGAATATCCTATTGAGTTAGACTATATGAAAATAAGAGGTCAAATCCATGGCTTCTCATGGTCTGATACTCAGAGAGTAGAAGGTTATTAAAATGGCTATAATGTTACTTCCAGATCAAGTACCTTCGTTTTGGGAGGCTATAAAGTTTTCAGTCGTTAAGGCAGAAGTCATTAAGCCTGAACATTGGGATAGGTATTTAAATAGACTTCTGTATCAATTACTTAGTGCTAAAGTTCAGTGCTTTGTGAGGTTAGATAAAGAACGTAAGTTGCAGATGATAGGACTTACAAGTATAAATGTTGATTCTATAAGTGATGAAAAGACTTTATTCTGTTATTCACTCTATTCATTTACTAGAGAACCTATAGAAACTTGGATTAATGACTATGGTGATCTTGTGAAATGGGCTAAGGCTAATGAGTGTAAGAGCATTACAACTTGGTCCAATAATGAGAAAGCTATATCACTATTTAGTTCAGTTGGGATGAAGGAAAGGCTTAAGGTATTCTATATTGAACTAGGAGGTGCATGATGGGTGGAGGTGGAAGTGGTGGTGGAGGTGATTCGGAGACCACTGTTAGATATGCAGGATATGTTGAGGCTAAGCATAGTGACTTTTTAGCAGCTATACAAGCTTATAGAGTGACTGCTATACCATTATCTCCATATAGTGGATATAGTGATATAGAGTATTCAGATGCATTCTTTGGTGCAGGATACATGATTAGTAGCTTTCCTTCACTCTATGATATGTATGGAAAGTTTGTGGCTGGACTAGATGTAGAAGCACTATTTACACAGATTCTTGATGATAGTGTGAATAATGCAGCTATTAATAACCTAGTGTCGGCTCATGCTACTGAACTAGAAGATGACATTATCCAGAATGCAGACCCTAGATTTGTGACAGGGCTTAGGGATATTAACTCTGTCATGGCATCTTCATTTATAATCGGAAGAGCTGTTATTGAGTCTACAAGAGTTAAGGCTATATCAAAGTATGATGCTGGACTTAGAATGTCTATGCTTCAGGTTGCAACTAATAGATGGCAGCAACATCTAGATTGGAATAAGGCTGTAGTAATGAACTATGCAGAGCTTATCAAGTTCTATTTCTCTGTAGCTATGGATGTAGATAATCATAATCTGTCTATGGAGACAAAGAATAGACTGTGGCCTTTTACGATACTGGAGTATGAAAGGGCTGCACTTGGTGCGCTTCAAGGTGCTATGAATACGAAGACGGATGTGGGTGGAGCATCTCAGACTCAGAAAGCTATAGGTGGAGCACTCGGTGGTGCTGCAGCTGGTGCTATGATAGGTTCAGCATATCCAGGTGTTGGTACTGCAGTTGGAGCTGTTATAGGTGGAGCTCTTGGTGCAGCCTCAGCATATTTATAAGTCAATTAAATTTTTTAATTAACTCATTGGAGGTTTAAGATGGAAGATCAAACAGGGAATCCTGGATTCTTACAAGGTCAATGGCCTATGATTGCGCAATATCTTGCAGCTGCTGGAGAGGATATCGGTGCAGGAAGGCCACTTGGATCTGCTACCAATAGAGCTACTATGCAGAATATTCAGTCTCAGAACTACGTCAAGATGCTTAAAGGTCTTCTGGCTGGAGGTGGAAAGATTGCAGCTAATGCACAGGATATCACTATCAAAGCGCCAATTGGAGCTTTCAATCAACAGTCAAGTGATCCTGAAGGTGCAGCTATGTCAGCTCCTGCAAATATGGCTCAGATTGGTAGTGTGCAACCACAAGCACAAGGCCAACCAAAGCCACCTACTCAAGATCAAAGTACTGAACTCATGAGTCTTTTTCTTGGAGGTGCTGCTGGTAACGCAAACCCTACTTCTAGTCCTCTAGGTAATATTTCTGCTGCCGACCTAGCAGGGCTGACAACTCAAGATATATCTCAGGCAATGCATATGAAACTTGGCCAAGATGAAATGAGTCGTAGAGAAGCACTTGACATAGCAAGAGAGAAATTTGCTAGAGATAGAATGGCACTTGAAACTATTAAAGCTATAAAGTCTGGTGAAGGAAAGACTAATACTATTAAAGAATATGAGTATGCTGTGCAGCATGGATATGATAGAAGCTTTAATGAATTTAAGAATGTTTCTTCGTCAGCTGGAATTGAAGATTATAACTTAGCTAAGTCTCAGGGATATAAAGGTACCTACCTTGAATGGAAGTTGAAGTTAGCTAATGCTGCAAAGAGTAGTGTGAATGTGAACTTAGGGGAGAAGATGGCTATAAAAGAGGCCGAGGCTGATGTGAAGGATAGTAGATACTACACAGATCCAAATTCTGGAGTTGGAGCTGACCTAGATAAACATCTGCAACGTAAGGATATTAGAGATACATTATTTCAGTATGACCCTAATAGTGTAGAGTATAAAAAAGCAAAGGCTGAGGAAGTTGAAAAGTTCTATGAGCAGAGATTTAAATCTGGTGGAGTTAAAGTTGTTGAGCGTAGAGTTGAAGGCAATGACTTTGTATGGAAAGTTAAGCTCCCTAATGGGAAGGTGAAAGAGGTTCGTCATGGGAACTAGTTTAACTGAACAGATGTTCTCTCAGAAGAAAGAAAGTAGTCTGACTAACCAAGTTGATTTTAGTAAAGTTGCTGATGAGCCTATTAAGGAAGGTGGATTATCATCAGCTTTGTTCGGACGTAAGACTACATTTGATCCTGAGGGTGAAGGTTATGATATGGACACTGCAAAGTCCATAGGGCTTAAACCTGACTCATCTGGTCATTGGCCTAGTCGTGATCCCAATAGTGGGATGCTTCTAAAGGGAAGGAAGCATCCTACTTGGGAGTCTACAGTAAGTGGTGAAGAGAAAGTTGGAAATGAGATATATCAGAAAGATGGTAGGTGGTATTCTAAGTCTAAGCCTAAGAGTACTGAAGATGATACGAGGAGGTATTTTACCAGTAAAGGTATATATCCATTTGCTTTGCATCCTGCTATGACTGCAGATATGGCAAGGAGAGGCTATGGTCCACAGCCAACTGGTGGGTTTGATGAGCTCGGTAGGCCAATAGATAAGGCAACTGGAGAGCCTTATTATGTAGAAGGTGGGAATGTAGAGAAGGGCAAGACATCTGCATTTGGTAATGAGGAGATGATATCTGAGGAGAAGTCTAAGCCTAGTTATATTAGTAGGGCTTTAAACTCACTTAGAGACTTAGTTGGAACTGAAACAAATTCAAAGATATCTGAAGCAGCTAAGGCCCAGTCTGTTGTGAAGATACTAGCAGATGAAGCTGGAGTTCCACTTAGTCAATATAGAGTAGCTCCTGAGCTCATTGAACAGGCTGCAAGTGCATTTACAGGTTCTGTTACAATGGGGCTAATTCCAGCTATTAGAAGAGCTGCAATGAATGAAGAGGATTTTGAAGCTACAAGTACAGCAGGTCATATTGGTCATGCTGTTGGATCACTTGGTGGTCTAATGCTTGGACCTTTTAAGATTGCAGGTGCATTAACTACACGCATACCTAAAGCTTCTGCAGATATGAGAGTTGCTGAGAGGATTTTTAAGTCTACATTGCATGAGTCTATTACAATGGGACTTGGTATGGGAATAGCTTCTACTGGAGAAGCTTTAGAAAATGTAACCTTTACTCAGGCTGCTAAGACTATTAGTAAGGCTACTGCTTCAGGCGCTGCAGTTGGATCTATCTTTGGTGCAGTTAAAGGCTTATTTCCAGAGGAGGGAGTCCAGGCTGGAGTAAGAATGGCTACTGGACTTATTGGATTGAATGCTTATAGAGCTGCTGAGATAGGTGGTAATCCTTTTACTGACAGACCGTTAGGAGATGTAGCATTTGATATACTTTTAGATGCAGCATTTTTATATAGAGGATTACCAAAGTCTAGAGTTCCAGAAGTTGTCAAAGATCTTAAAGAGTTTAATACTGACTATGAAAAACTTAAGCAGGCTACTGAGATAGCTAAAGAAGCACCTCCTGATGTTCAAGCACAGATTGATCAGAAAGTGATTGAAGTTCAGAAGACTTTACTTAGAAATAAGTATGAGCAGTTTGTTAAGAAGATAGGTGGTGATGTAGAACTTCTGAATGAGTATTCTATGCAAGCAGAGAATGTAGCTAAGTCACATATAAGACCTATTGAAGCTGCAAGACCAGAGATGGCTGAAGATTATAAAGCCAAGCCTGTGAAGTTGAATAAGAAGGAGCAGGCTAAGCTTGATAAACAAAAGGCTGCTGAGAAGTCTAAAGATGTTGAGGTTAAGGAATCTAAGGTTGAAGTAAAAGAAACTCCTGCAGAACCTAAAGTTGGTGATCCATTAACTGTTGAGATGCTGCAGGTAGATGTTGATACTATTCCAGAACTTAAAGGTAAAGTATTAGTTGATGCACTTGGAGAGGAAGGAACTACAACACCTCCTGGATATGCACAGATAACAATTATAGGTGATCATCCTGCAAGTGGTGGGTCATTTACAGTTGAGGCTAATCCTAGTGCTATAATTAAGAAACTTAATGTAGAAAGAGAGAAGTGGACTAAGCCTGATGAGTCCGTTAAAAAATTTAATAAACTGGAGACAGATGAAGATGTAATGACTCCTCAGCAATTGAGGGCCTTGAATTCTATGGTAGAGGATATAGAATCAAGTCAATCTGAGGTGATTAAAGAGAAGAGACCACCAAAGAGATCTAAAGTAATTGAAGATAAAAAACCTATTGATGAAGAAATAGATTACTTTGGAGGTAAGAAAAAGAGTGAAGATCCTATTAATGAAATAGACAAGTCCACTGGAAATAGTGTTCCTAGTGATGTAAGTAATAATACCTTTATGAGGACTTTGTCTGAAGCTCTTGAACTTGATAAGATATTTGCAGAAAGGGAGAATAGTGTAAGGTCAGATCCTGAGATTGCTCTACAGAAAGCTATTAATGATGTGAGACTATGGGTACATGGCAAGGATATAGATATTAAAAGTGTTAGACGTGGACTTAGTGAATTATCATCTAGGTCTGGTGAGTTGAGAGAATTCTTTAGTAATGGTGCAGATCATTTACAGTTTGTAGAAGTATCGAAGGAAGCAGCAAAGTGGGCGAGAAATACTTCTAGGTCTAAAGGAATAGGGACTAATAGATTTAATCTTATGGTTCCTGTAGATCAGATCCCTGAGACAGTTAAAGCTGCATTTAAGTATATGTTTCCTGGTAAGCCAAGAGTTAAAGCTTCTGAGATAGTTAGAAGTGTACCACTCTGGAAATCAACTGGATTCTGGATTGCTAGAGATGGTATGTGGAGATATGAGATAGATGGTGAACAAAGTAAGTTCCACCCTCCAAAGCATGTAAGAGATACTTATACAGCTACTGGAAAAAGCTGGGATATGTTAGGTAATATACTGACTAATGAAAAACTCTATGAAACTATACCAGAAGCAAAGAGTATTATGGTAAAGTTTGATAAGAATCATGAAACAAAGGGAACTTATAATGCAGATGAGAATTCGATTACTATTAAAGGACTATTTGATCGTGATACTTTAGAGCATGAAGTTCAGCATCTTATTAATAGAAAACTTAAGTCTAGCTTCACTGGATCTAATACAGATTACGAAGCTTCAAAACAGCTTATTAAGACATTGGAAGGTCTTCATACTATTGAATCTGAACCAAATCTTAAGAAGCATATATCTGATGTTATTAGTGAGCTTAAAGATAAAAATAGTGTTAATATAAAGATGATAGATAGAATATCCCCTTCTATAAACAAGGTATGGGGCAGCAGAGATGCATTTGTTAAGGATTTAGTGACGAAAGGATTTGAAGCTTATAGAAAAGATCCTGGAGAGATGGAAGCTAGGTTAGCTGAATATAGATCAAGAAAGCTGACAAAAGAAGAAAGGACAGCTGAACCTCCTTGGGTTTCACTAGATAAGATGTTAGAGAAGGAAGGTAGATCAGCTAGTGCTGGACTTAGTCTTTATAGTGGAGATCCATCTATTGAAGCTGCAGGGAAGGCTATAATTGCAGGTGCTCGTAGAGTTGCTGATTATACTGCCAAAGCAAGGGGGATGAAGAAGTTTAAATTAGGAGAAGCATTCCAAAGAACAAGGCAAGAGTTTGTTAGATCTTTTATAGACAGGTCTGGAAATATTAAGGGTGATTTGGTTAGCGAGCTTGGAGAAGATGGATATAAGATTGTGCAAAAGATGGTATTGGCTAAAGGTGCATCTTCTAGATCAGCCAAAGAGTTGAAACAGATGAGAGCTGAAGTGTATGAAGGTTTAAGTGGAAGGGAGAAGAAAATCTTAGACGATATCATCCTTGATGATAGAATGATTGATATAGCTAAGTATAAATCTGAAGGAGAGTTTAAATTCCCTGCAGATGTAAGTGTTAGAGACTTTGTTACGCATAGAGCTTTGTTTGGACAACTTGAGAAATTAACATCTAAGCAAGTCGAGAAATTAAATAGTAGAGCTGAGGCATACTTTGAATGGATGAAGAAGCCATTGGAAGAGATGCTTGAGTCTGGATTAATTTCAAAGGATGAATATGATAATCTGGTAAGTCATAATTATAGAAGGATTAAGTTAGTAGATATCTTTGATAAAAGACATACTACGAAGATTGGGAAGAAGAATATAACTGTATTTGATTCAGGTGTTGAAGCGTTATCTAGAGGTAGAGATACAGATGTCTATGAGCCGTCGTCTGAAGTTATGGCTCTTGAAGTATTTAATAGAGCACATGGTAGAATTTTAAAGAATGAGGCTAATAAGGCACTTTATGAACTAGCTGAGAGAGATCCAGAGAATCCTTTTGTTAGAGTTAAGATAAATAAAGAGGATAAAATTCCAAGTGGATGGCATAGACTTAATGTATTTGAAGGAGGAGAGAAAAAGTCTATGTGGGTATCTCCAGAGATGGGAAAAGAGTGGATTGTTAATTCTCCAGAGATCTCTTATAAACTAGGTCAGATATTGAGATATGCAAGTGGATCTCCAGTACTTAGAACATTTGCAACTGGTATTAACTGGGGATTTGCAGTAGCTAATATTCCAAGAGATATCATGCATGCCTGGTTTACTGCTAGAAGATTTGAAGATGGAAAGTGGAAGTCATTATATAGTCAACATACTCCTGTCTTTGCATCTCAGATGGGAAGGGATTTAGGTAGTGTATTCACTGATGCTGCTTTGAGAAAAGGAAGGTATAATGAGTATATAGATGAAGGTGGAGGGATGGAATTCTTAGTCCATCAAGGAAGACTGTTACAAAGAGGAAGACATTTAGATAGTAGTGTTGGTAAGATATTAGACTTTATGGGATATTTAGGGGAGACTGGTGAGATATTAACTCGTCTTGCGATAAGAGATAGGGTAATTAGGAAGGAAGCTCAGAAACGTGGTATTAGTATGGAGGAGGCTAGGAAAGATAAGTCTTTGAGAGAAGAAGCTACTTTCGCTGCCAGGGATTATATGGACTTTGGTCAAGGTGGTGGAGTGAGTAAGGCAGTTGATAATGCACTCCCTTATCTCAATGCGTCTATACAGGGTACTAGAGGTATGTTTAGAGCCTTTAAACCTGGTAGTGGGATGGCATTAGAGTCTACATATAAACTTGCGCAATTTGCAGCTGTGGTAACTGGGACTTATATAGCTTCTAATGCTCTTGCACCGCTGACTAGCCAGGCACTGAAAGGTAATATAGATAAAGAGAATAACTTAGTCATTCCTCTTGGTGATGAATTTAGCTTTGTTGATGAGAAAGGAGAGACTAGATATATCTATTTCAAGATTCCTATAGATCCTGGACAGAAGTTTTTCAAAACTGTGTTTGAGGGTGCTACAGATAAGTGGTTAGGAAATGAAGTAGATGTAGATGGAATTTCTAGAACACTGAAAGATCAGAGTCCTATTGACGCTACTCAATTACCTCCTACTATGAGTGCAGTCTTAGGTTATATATCTAATAAGGACTTCTGGTTGAATGAAGATATTTGGAAGGGAACTGATAAACCATTTAGTTATCCAAAGAGTAAAGAAGAATTTACTAAGCTTACTCCACAGGCGTATGTAGATATTGGAAAAGCAACTGGATTAAGTCCTGAGAGGACCAAGTATGCAGTAGAGGAAATGATTACTAATGGGACTATTTGGTCTTACTTACTTAACCAAGGCTATGATGCTGCATTTGGAGGTATGGAGAAGGAAAAGAAAGAACAACATATAGCACAGGCTCTTGCAAAGTTCCCTGGATTTAAAAGATTTATAGGTATAACTAATCCATATTCTAAGCATGCTGATAAGATAGAGAACGCTGCTGAAGGAGCTGTGATAGATAGGTTTGTCCAGAACAGAAATATGGATATACTTATAGAAGGACATATATATGGTAAGGTTCCTAGGGAAGAAATGATTAGTTATGCTAGATCATTTAAAGATGCAGATACGTATGATAGGTTGATAGATAGATATAAATGGGAAAAGGCTATTCAAGAACTTCCTGAAAAATCATTCTGGAAAAGAATGAAAGGTTTGCCAAATGAAGCTAAGGCTGAAATCTTTGTGGAAAGATTGAATAGTTCTAATCCAATTCAGCAGAAGCAACTTTGGAAAGAACTTAGTATGGTTTCTAGAGCTGGTGATGTTATAAGTGATGATATGATGAGTTTGGTATCTAAGAAAAGATTTCAACTAACACCAGTTAATTAAATTTTTTAACGAACTTTTGGTTGGTCTAAGATAAGTATATTATCAGGACAGCCTGGCTTGTGGATGATCTTAATTATATCACTTATTTCTAAAGTAGATATAACACGGTCTAGTGTGAATTTATCTAGATCATTTTCAAAATGTCTCATAAACTCTGGCACTGACATGATGTTAGTTTTAGACGTTTGAAGGAGTAGATTAGCTTTGTGTAGGATCTCAGCTAGGTCAGATTTACCTACACCTTTAAAAACCATGCCCATCTTATTTTCAGCTTCTTCGAGTGTATTGATAGCTTCAGTTAAGTTTTGCTCATCTAAGAATAAATCATTCCTGCCGCGAGAGATAGAGTGAATCATAGCCAGTTTCATTAGATGTACTCTACGTCTTCCATTATAGCCATCGAATTTACTATCTATAAATGGTGGATTGATAGAAGCCTTTTGACACCACTCATTCCACATATCTATAAATCCTGTAGTCCATGTAAACTTTCCTGATATTAAACTTATTCTCTCCAAGTCATGAGCTAGAGAGACAAATAGCTGCTTCTCATATTCAGTTTCAGTTGGGATAGTAACTAGCTTCCCATGTTTTTCTTCATAGATAAAGATGATTCGAGAAGTTAAACCACCTCCTATTGATTCAATAGGTAGACATGATCTGATTAGGTCTGGAGTGGTACCAGCCATTAGGTTGAACCAAACTCCTATGATTTCCTCTCGCTTTCGAGAGATAGTTTCATATGCCCACTTACGGTCACAGTCGTACCAATCACATAGAGCAGCCATAAGTTCTCTATTGTGGTATCCCAAGAATACGGTGAATTCCTTAGAGAATACAGTAAGTGATGAATGGAACTGTTGATCACCAGTTGCAGTATCTATGTCTGATAAGTTAGTATCTTTTAAGTGACGAATAAGTGCTTGAAGTGAAGTAGCTTGAGCACTAAGACGAATAGCCGGAACTTCATTTAAGATATTAAGTCCAGGATTCATAGCAGTGCCTTTGCCAGTCGCTGATGGACCAACTAAGACTATGTATAGATTAGGATAAAATGTGAGTGCAGTTCCCCACTCTATTCTAACTTTTCGCTGAAGTGCTGCAGCAAGACAGGATATAGCAGTCCATTTACGAAATAGTCTTGGAGGCTCAGAGTTTTCAGTGTACTCCATGAAGGAAGCGATCCAGTCATCTAATATTCTCTCTCCGTGCATGAGCTAGTCCCATTCATAGATGATTCGAATGATTCTATGTGTATAGCCTGCTTTCATAGAAGCAGGGATGTATATAGATATTTCATCTCTATTCGCTGAATACTTTAGTATGCCTTCAGTGTCAAGTTCCTTATATCTATAATTTGCTATTACACTTGTCAATTCCCCTATCATCTGCTGTAATTTGTCCATAGATAACCTCCAGTTTATGCGCTAGTTCAGGTGCGGTTAGTGGAAAGTCTTTATGTTTAATTTCCTTCATCTGCTCTTTACACATATTAAGACCAATAGATAGATCAGCTGGAGTTTTTATTACATTATCTTTCCACATAAGTGGAGTTTCCAAAGAGTCTTTAATACGTATTAGCATCTCTGCTTGTTCAATCCAAGGTATTGATAAAGGAATTTGGAATACTACCGAATCATGGATCTGAGCTAGGAGTTCGATAGGATGAAATAAAGATTGGTTGTAGTAGATATACTCTAGTCCATGTTCATTGATCTTATCGGCTGTTGTAGATTGAGGGAAGTGTGCATAGGCTTCACGATAGGTATCTTCACAGGCACTAGTAGGTACATTAGGATGAGATGGAATTATAGGGCCCATGAATAATCTGTTCCGTCCCATAAGATTAGTAATCATTCTATTTTTCTTTAGCATGTTTCTAATCATAATGTGATAGCTTCCTCTGATCTGAGGATATCCTTTGTGAATGTGCTCGATTATAGTTTTAGCTTCCGTCTCCGTCATCTCATTCTTCAATGCAAAGGTTTTGTAACCTACATCATAGTTAGTAGCATGATTACCTTTCTTACCCCAGAATCGTTCACTCTGCTTGCCATCACCAAGATGACATGAACCATCTTTGGATGATATCTGGTCGTAAGGTTTACCTAGGATAATTGATGCAGTTAGTTTATGTAAGTCGATACCATTCTCGAAAGCTTTAATCTGTTCAATTACTCCACCAGTGTAGGCTACTATTCTATTCTCGATCTGACTGAGGTCGAAAGAGTAGCCTATATAACCCTCGTCGAATACAAAGTAACGTAATAGATCATGAGGCCAATTCTGCTGGTTACCTCCAGTGCCGAAGATAGTTTGACCTGAACTAAGTCTTCCAGTCTCAGCACCTACTGGTTTGTAAGATGATCTGTAGCGTCCGTCGGTGTCTACTTTACCTATATTAAGATAGGTTGAGATTCGTTTAGATAAACTGCGAATGTCAAGAAGAATACGGGCTGCAGCAGATCCTTTACCATTCATTCTATAGATACGTTTAAGTGCATCGACATCTATAGTTTCATTATAACTACCTTTAACATTCCTCTTTTTATACGCCTTAATACCAAGATCTTTATAGAAGTATTGCATAAGCTGCTGTGGAGAGTTATAGTTGACTGCATATCCAACTTCACTATATAACTCCTCAGCCTTATTATCAAGTTCTTTTTGTTCCTTATCTTTACACTCAACCATACCAGATACGTTAACCTTTATTCCACGCTCAGCCATATAAATAAGTGGTTTAATAAGTTTACGTTGTCTATTGTAGGTATCTAAGTTAGATTGTTTGATTAGTTCGGCGATTTGCCTAGGATGTGCAGACCCTGTGGATATCGAGTCCATGCCATTGTAAGTCCACCACTCTTCCCAAGATCCAGCTCCGAGTTTAATCCATTGCTTTCCATCTTCTTTATAGTAAGGAATATCTGTCCACATTGAGGTGACGAAAGATAGACCTGCAGGGAAGTCTGGGAATGATATCTTTTGAGCGATCTGAGTACAGTGCAGATCACCTCTAGGACGTATTCCATACTTGTGGAATAGAAATTGAGTATCGAAGATGAAGTTAGCACCTCTTTTACGGATAGTTTTATCTTCTATGATTTTAGCTAGCATCATCATTATGGAATATTCTTGATCAACATCAAAGTAGTCTCCTGCATGGTCTCTGAAAGGAATAGACATTGACTCAGTAGGTTTAAATGAAATTGAGAAGCAGTCAACTTCTTTACCTATAACTTCGATATCGATATCTATGACATCTCCTCTCTTACCAATATCATAGCAGTGATTGAGGTATGCTAGGCACTGTGCAAATGTAGGTTTGGTAATGACTTTGCGTGGAGTTCTTCTAATTTCCTTAAACTTAGATTCAGTGTTAGCTTTTAGCAGATCTTCAACGATTAGTGGTTTGTTAAGGAAATTGAACTTAGGTGGAATAAAAGTCGCTGGATGAAAAGTAGGTAGAATTTTTAGACCTGAAACAAGAGTGGATTCTAGGACTGATCCACGCCACTTGGTTATACCAACTCTAGAGCATAGAGCTAGTAAAGCTACATTACCCATAGCTACTACGATATTCAACTTTGGCAATGCTTTTAGTTCTTCTCCAAGTTCTTTAATACAGTTCCAACCTTCTGTGGAACATGACCACTTACCCCTTTCGTCTATATCAATGAAGTGCTTAAGTGGCTTGTCACCATCTTTGACTACATTAGTAATGTATAGTTGGTGACGAAGTATCTTTGCAATTCCTAGACATTCGTCTAGCCCATGACCTGAAGGACCGATGAAAGGTTTACGCATACGAAGTTCATGGAACCCAGGCTGCTCACCACAAATAGCTATTGTTGCATCTGTGTTTCCAGAAGGTGGTACGTATAATCTTGTCATTATCTTATCTCCAATGAGATAGTTAAATTTTTTAATTAACTTTTACCTTGCTCCAGATTGGTTCTCCTACACATCTACAGCCAACTCCAATTGAGACATAGGGTTGTAGACGATCAACTTCAATAAGTTTCCCTATCAGTGCGCTGTCTGGTACATCCTTTAGGTTTCCATCTATCTTTAAATCAACTGCATGTGGCCATATAGAACCCTCAACATCTTCACAGATATGGCCACCTTTTTCACTGTCGTAGCTGATTACTCTTAAGATCATAACTCCTCCTATTAAATTATTTAGTTAACTTAGTAGAAAGTACGTTATTATACTTTCTACTAAGTTAGAAGTTACATCTTCATATTGTGGACACTGACTAGGAAGCTATCTCTGTAGCTCTTTGACAGCTCAAAACCTACAGGACTCATACCTAGGTGATTCGCAGATATGATGCCGACTCCTGAACCAAGAAAGGGAATTAGAATTCTTGAACCAGTGAAGGCAAAGGTGTCGTATAGATCCTTCATCATCTCGATTGGACGCTCAGTCGGATGAATTTTCTGTTGAGGAGGAACAGGAGCGTATGAGTAGACATTAGAGCGACCTTGTTTGTTAAGTGCCGGACGACCTTTCCATGCGTAGAAGAACATCTCATAGCTATTCGCAAGGTGTATTTCCGGTCGCTTGGCTTGCCCGAATCCTTTATTCCAGATACCGCACATTCTAGTAGTACTGAATCCTGCATTGATTAACTCCTTGTACATAATCTCAAACCACGGCTCAGGTGCAAACCAGCAGATAAGCCATGAGTGTTCGTTCATTACTCGATAGCATTCTTGAAATAACTTACGAATACCTCGCCAAGGATTGGTAGGATTAGGATGACCATCTATGTAGATTTCGTAGTCAATCTCATTGTATTCATCTGTGTTATAGATAGATTCTCCATCAGTCTTTTTCAAACTATTAAGGTCTATAGCATATGGAGGGTCTATTTCTACCAAGTGGAAAATGTTATCAGGTAGTTTTGATATACCTTCAAAACAACTACCTATGATAAAGGATTTAGCGAGTTGGTTAATCTTACTGTCAGATCTATTTTGCTCAAGTCGCTTGGCAATAACTTCCTTTGTCAACATCTCATCCATCTTCTTTACCATTTTCTGAGCATCTTTTTGAGTCTTACATCCATCGAAGAGCTCAGGAAATGTCTCACGAACTTCAGCTCGCTTGATAGCAGTGGAGACAGAAGCATCTGTGATACCAGCAAGGCTTGCAGTATCTTTAAGTGTCCAACCTTGATGTCCAGGACCAGACGCAGACTTCCCATAGATAGATTGATTAAGTTCATGAATCTCTTTGAGTAAGTTATCACTTTCCCAATACTCAAAGTCCTTACGATAGAAATTTTCTGCAAGTTCGATAGACTTCATCTCGAGTGGATTTATTTCCTCTGGAAAGATACGGACAGGTATAGTCTCAGCTTTGTTTCTTTCTAAGACTAAGTATCTACGCTCTCCAGCGAGTAGAATAAACTTACCATCGCCAGTACGTTTAACAGCTAGTGGAGAAATAAGTCCACGTGACTGCATGGATGACTCGATAGCATCAAGATCTCCCATCTCCTTCCGAGCACGATCACCTACTATAATAGATGATATAGGCACCATTCCAACTTCTCCTACGTTAATCATAGCTGCCCCTCCTCAATGAGTTTAAGTAATTCAGAAGCCTGTAATGAAGTTACATTTTCTACTGTAACCTTTTTCTTTTTCGAAGTTGTAGACTTTGAGGTTGAGGTTGTAGCAGCGTTACGTCTAGATAGACGTATTTGTCTGATGTGCTCAATACCTTCATCATTATCCATGTTTAAGATAGATTTGATGTCTAGGTCATTTAGGTTCGCCATCACCACACTTCCTTTCAGCATAAGTCATTGATTTAATAACTTCACGTGGTTTAACTGCCTTGTCAAGAATACACCCAACTACCATTTGACCATGAGATTCTATCATGTCGAGGAGATCTTCGAGGATAGGAGTCATGATAGCTTTGCGTATTCCATAGGTTCCAAGAAACTTATCAGCTCGAGCTCTGAGTTCATCTGAGATCTCGAAAATGAATCTTGGATTGTGCTGAGCGTACTTGTCATAGTTGGTTTCTACAGGCATGAGTTACCTCCAGTTTGTAGTAGGTAGAATTACGTTAGTGAGTATGTGGTCTTTACGAGGTATGAGTGAGTTAAATAATTTAATTAACTCACCGTGCATGTTAGTATTAGGTACATAGCCTAGGTTAAGTAATTTACTATTATCTGGATTGTAGTAGTGATTATGTGATTCTATAGATTCTCTCGGATTTTCAATGTGTTGGATAGTTGCAGTAATTTCAAGTTCAGCGGCTGCATCTACAACTGCATTTGCAAGTTTATTGATGGAGTAAATATGCTCAAATTGGTTAAAGGTTCTATACTTGCCAGGTTTAGGAGGGTTATCTATAGCTATATTCAGACATTTGATAGAATCTTCAAGTGTGAGGAATCCACGAACCTGTTGTCCAAGTCCGTAGACTGTAAGTGGCATATTGACAAGAGCCTGAGCTATGAATCTATTGATGACTGTGCCGAAGTACTGATCATAGTCAAAGCGAGTTAATAGTGCTGGATTAGAAGGTGAGTATGGATATAGACCATATACTACACCTTGCATTACGTCAGTAGAGCGAAGTCCCCAGTTACGACAAGCAAACTCGATATTGTGAGTGTCATGGACTTTTGATAGGTGATAGAAGGAACCAGCTGTGCGAGGGAACAAGAGACCTGACATAGGACATGTACCAAGATCAGATAGGTATCCATTACCTTGAGTATAGTTACATGGAGATGGTGGAATCCTTCCTTCAGGTATATCACAGTTAGGTGTTCCATACTCGCCCATAGTTCCGAGTTTGATAAGGTGAGCATTTGGACATTCCTTATGAATAGCCCAGAGAAGTGATAGAGTACCTAGGATATTTTCACTCTGTGTCATGATAGATGCGTAAGAGTCTTTCATCGAGTAAGGCGCAGAAGGTTGTTCTGCGAGGTGAATGATAGCATCAGGTTGGAAATCTTTTAGAAATTTACTAATAAGATAAGTATCATTTATATTACAGTTATATATTGAGTTGAAGAAGTTTACATGACTAGTGATATATTCTTCTCTTGAAATTCTATCGTGGATTAAAGTTAGTGACTTAGATCCACATTCCATCACTCGCTTTCTTCTCACGCCATTGTCAAGTCCTGCAACTTTGTATTTGTTAGACTGGTTAAGTAAGTGATTAGCCAGTGGCCAGCCTATATAGCCGTCAATTCCAAGAATAAGAACTTTAATCATTAGATTCCTCCCCTATGAAATCATTTAGTTTTTTAATAGCTAATTCAGCTCCAAAGTAACTACATGGGCAGATACAGATATAAGACATTTTAGATCTGAGTATAATCTCAGGCCATACTACTCCACAGATATCTATGCACTTAATTTGATTAAATCCTTCTTGAAACATTAAATCAATCTCTACACCAGGACATCCTAAGTTTAATGATTTAAGTCTACCTGTAGATTCCATTCGATCCTTGAATGATCTAAATACTTTTCTAAGTTCATCTATATTATGCATAGTTCACCAAGGTATATTGCCACAGTTTGGGCATTGAAGTATTGTTGAGAGTAGTATAGTCTTATATTTTTTATGTATTCTTGCCTCAAGATCTAACATTCTATCTTGGTACATAGAATCAAGATTACCAATTTTTTCTTTCAGTTCGGTGTTCTCAGCCTTAAGTATCTTAATTTTCTGTTCATAGTCAGTTGCCCTTTCCTCAAAGCCAGATTTCATACTTTTCCAGCATTCTATCTCGTATTTTAGAGTATTTACTTTTTCACGTAGTTCTTTATTTTCTTCTTCTATAATCCTTACTTCCCTTATTTTTCTTATTGTTGTGAAAGACATAAGTATCTCCTAGTAGACCAATTCAGATAATTAAATTTTTTAATTAACTTTGCAGTTTTCTTCTAGCCAACTTCAACTGTAGACTAGGTCTGTCCCACTCGGTCTTAAGGTCATGTTTCAACAATAGCATCAAATCTTTGTCTAGCATTTCATTCTTGGCTTCAAGCTCACGGACACGTGAATCAAGTTCAATATATTTCTTTGCCCAATCCCTCAAGTCGCTTTGGACAGCAGCATCGGTTCCTGCCTCATCATAAACAGCATCAAACCAGTCGGCTAAGATTTGTAGACCTTCTGGAATTGTCTTTGGCCTATCATCCCATGGTACACAGTCAGTCCATGCTGATTTTTTATTCTCACTCATGATTTCACCTCCATATACTGTGCGTGTTTGTGCAGGGATGCGCACCCCCCCCTTAGTGATTACTTCTTCGCGATATACTTCTTTACAGAGTTCTGGTCTCCGTACTCTTCGGACTTCTTCACTCCAACGATAACCCAGCCTTCTTTGCCTGGAAGATCATCTTCCCATGAGAAGGGACGGCTGTAGTCGATATTGAATGCACCAGCAAACTGCTTGAACTTAAACAGTTCACGCTGAAACTGCTTGGGTGTGAGTTTGGACCGATCCAGTTCCCAGAAGAAGTCGTTGAACTCAGTGACCATCGGATCTTCAGGAACATCAAAGACAGGCTGATACCAGGTACAGTCGTTCTTGTCACTGATGCCAGAGCGGACTGAGACGATACGAGCCTTGACTTCGGTATTAGGATTGAGGATTCTGGGCTCTGGAGCAGATCCAATTTCACTTTCGAGGTCGGAGTAGTCTGACATAGTCATGGGAGTAATCCTTTCATTGAGAGTTAGTTGTGGTTAATGAGTTAGTTAAAAAATTTAATGGACTTATCCTCTTATTCTTTTTTCTCTATCATCACCTCCTTCAGTTCCTTAGGTAGGAATACAGGAACTTCAAGTACCCAGTTACCACTAAGATCACCACGAGATTTCCAAACTCCTACTCTTATAGATCTACCTTTGCTGTCTTGAATGTCTAGTAATTCACCTCCTGGACGATCTTTAAAGATTAGTTTAATAATACCTGTTGGAGTAAACTTTGCATCAAACTGACATTCATTCTCGGAGCAGAATAGATGTTCTGGATCATAGCTCCCATTATGGAAAGGGCATCTAATGTCATTACATCTTATCATAATTAATTCTCCAACTTAGGCTTGTCCTCGAAACTTAGATTCAGTTTCTTAAGGAGCTTTTTAATGTTAGGTTCTTCTTTGTCGTTAAGTTTTCCATCAGCCTTGAGACGTGAGCGAGCAATGTACTTACCTTGAGAGTCAATTAGTAACTCACGTCGAATCCCAGATGATGTCTCTTCACCTTTGAGAACATATAGTTCATCAAACTGCATTGGAATAGTAACCATCGCCTGACCAGTGGTAAAGAAACGGTAGGAGACTTTTTTAAGATCACTACCTTCCTTTGTCTGACCAACAACTTCTTCCAACATTTTAAGATGACCAAGGAAGATGAAGTCACAGCTGAGATTCATGAGCTTTTTTACATAGTTAATCATGAATGTCTTCTGTGGTGTGTAGTCACGATTCCACTTAGGAGCTCCTCCTGCGTGATCTGCTTTTCCGAGTTGATAGTTCATCACTGCATCACCCCAGGAAGATGCAGAGTCTAGAGCGTAAGTTCCAAACATATCGAAGTAGCCAGTCTTCATTCTAATGTCTACAGCTTTCATCCATTCTCCGAACACTTTAGGGTCATATGGATCTTCGCGTTCCCATTGAGTGTCGGCAATAATGTCTCCAGATTCGATCCACTTGCGAAGACACTTAGTTCCACCAGGGTCGAATGAGTCGATGTGAATAGGGAAGCGAGCAGTAGATAGTAAGAAAGTCTTACCACTACCACTCTCACCAGTTACAAGTGCAGAGAATCGCTTTTGTAAGCTGTCTGACTTGTAATAGTTTCGAACTCGTTCGAGTTCTGTTTTTGCATCGTAGGGCATTTTATTTCTCCTTTTCAAGCTCTACTTCTTTATTGTGTCCAGTGGGTGGTTATATCTAATGTTAAAGTTTTACATAGATTACATAGATATACCTGATCAGAGATTATCTTAGTCTTCACACTTGATATTATTATAAGTATCCATTCATCAACTTCTTCACTATCTTTAGTGGTAGTCTTTCTGCAGTTACCGCAAGATAATAGATTAGACTTAGTCATTCTTTACCTCTATATTTATACAGTATCTTTCTTGAAGAACTTTACCCACTGCATCAGGAATAGATTTAATTATAGTATCTTTCCATGCCCTAGTTTCACTTCCTGAGATATTTATTAGTTGTTCGATTACCTTTTCTACAGGTACTCCGTAGCGTAGTGCGAGAGATGATAAGCGTCCTGTAACCTCAGCCTTGGCCATGATAGATGCACCACTCTTTCCTATTGAGCAGAAAACCTCAAAAGGCTTTCCATCTAGTTCAGTGATAGTTACATAAAGACTTCCATACCCAGTTGGGACTTTAGTGGTGTAGGAAGGTAGTGCTACAGGGCGCTCATTGTTCATGATAGTTACCACTCTAGATCTTTTTTATTTGTAGTTTGCATCTCCCTAGGATCCCAATGTTCTTCGATAAATCCAAGAGGAGCACTACCACAGCGCCTAAGTGGATTCTGCCAAGAGATACAGAAGTCATGGTAGATACAGCCGAAGTAGTTAGTACATGAAGTATCTCTCATAGGAAATGCCATCAGCACTTCGTCATTCTCAGTGCAGTGAAATAGACGATCCATTTCCCTCTCAACATCTGAGTAGAGATCATTCACTGTCCAGAGCCAAGAGTTCATTTGATCAGGACTTTTGAATGCAGGGACACGGAGGAAGTTAACATGATATCCTGCAGGACGCTTCTTAGACCCTCGATCAAGGTATTCGAAGGAAGTCCCACAGAACTCTACACCAAGGACTCTGTCTATAGGATACATACAGTACATACAGTGAGTATAGGTGCCATTTTGGATAGATAGTTGAAACTTCTCAGACCACTGTCGAGTGAATGCTCTCTTTTTAGATTTATGGTCCCAAGAGAAGATCTTTTCATCTTCTCTCCTCATTATCACTGAGTCCATACGATAGTGGAGACGTCGTCCTTTTGTATTAATAGGGACAGTGCCGGAGGTTTCGGTTAGTAGTACTGTGTTCTCAGTGAGATCACTTGATCTTTGGTTGTTAAACTGTTCAAGTGCAACTAAGACAGCAAATGGATCTTTGGGCCTGTATAGCTCATCCGTATCAGATGGGAACTTTTCACGATAGGCATCTTCAAATATAGCAAAGGCTTCGTAGAACTTATCATAACCGTGAATGAGTTGAAATTCCCTAGCTCTATGCCAGCATTCTCCAAACCAAAGATCATGAGCAGGCATCTCAGATCTCCATCCGAGAATGTATTCGTAGAAGAACTTACGATTACAAGTTTCGAATGTCTCTAGTTTGGATGAGTCAATGATATTCCAAGTTGTCTTTGGCTGGATATCCATTGTTAGACTCCATTCTTTTTTGTTAAGACACTATACCAAAGATCATGAGCAGGCATCTCAGATCTCCATTCGACTTTCTCCGTTACCTGAGTATTACTAGTATCTTCAAGTTTTACAAACGCTTTGGCCAACTTTGTAGATTGAATATTGAAGTTTGACTTACTTATCAAGGCATGGTCAAGGAGTTCTTGTGTAAGTTTTAAGATTCTCTCGCAGGCTTCCAGTCTTTGATTGTTAGGAGTCATAGCCTGTTTCATTGAGTTAATTTCTGTTAATGCTTGTCTACGCCATTCTTTTAGTGTTCTTTCTGAGATAGTCATTACTTGATCTCCAGTTGGTTAAAAAATTTAATTAACTCATTGTTTGATTTAGACTACCTTTGTGGGAGTTTAATATACTTACTAAGATATCTCATTAATGAAATTATAGACTCAACGCTTAGCCAGATGACGTTAGATGGATCTTCTGGGACTCCATTCTCAGTTGTCATTATGAAGTCTCCATCGACAAACTCTATGTAGATAGAGTCACCTATATACGCTTTGGTACTTTCTACTGGAGTAACTGTCATTTTTCCTCCCTCATCATTAGGTTCAAATCCAGCTAGTTTATCTAACTTAGCCGTACCCTCAAAGTAAACATCATCGTATCTAGGTGGTTTTGGAGTAAATCTTGCCATTAGAATATAATATTTCTTTCAATATACTTTCCCTGCTTAAACAGAAGCAAGTTTAACCTTCCATGCTTGCATGCAAAAGTTGCACAGACAATACTGTTGAGTACGTTTAAAGAGCATGGGACTATGTAATCATGTATAGTAGATACAGACTCAGCGAATACCAGTGCAGCTTGTCTATGCATGTCATTAGCTGAGAATCGATTCAGTTTACCTTCAGTGATGAAGACAAGAGTCCCAAATCTCTCTGCATCACTAAAGTCATGTGCACTCTTATTAACAATGAAGACTCGATTTCTTTCCACTTTATTCTCCTTTATCATCGAGATCATTGAAATTATTAGTAGGTGGAGTACCTCTCATTGATCTCATAGAATTTAAAAGCGAAGTAGGTGCAGACGAAGACAGGGCTTTCTTATCCTTTGAATCTCTAAAATCCATAAGAGCAGGAGAGTCAAAGAGAGTCTGGTCTATATTTCTTGGCTTGCGTAAGGATTCCTCGTGCTCTTTTTGGATAGGATCCTTTGGCTTTTCTATATCTTTGATATTTGACAGATTAGCCATATTACACTCATGGAGATCAATAGTGTCGACTATAATCCCTTTATTTCTCAAAGCCCTTCGTCTGTAGACTAGCTCTGTTCCACAATGCTCACAGTAGAAAAATTTCTTAGCCATATTACCTCTGTAATTACTCCTTATTTATGTCATCTGAATAGATAGACACTTTAAGTGCCTTCCAAAGTTCACCACTTGCATCAACTTTTATAATCTCACAGACAAGATTTTCTTTCTCCGATAGGGCTGTGATTTCGGCAGCATACTTTGCTGGTACATAGCCGACCATCACTTTCTCGTTAAAAGTGTGAGATGGATAGATTAATTTGATAGCTTTATTGTCATATTTATTAGTCGGCTCCTTCACCATCTCAAGATACTGTCCATCAAGTATCTCATCTATGACTGTGTTTAGCTTATGAAACTTCACTCCTGCCACATAGAATGTTTTTGAGTACTTCATGTTAGTTTTCCTTTCATCAGTTGATTAAAAAATTTAATTGACTTCTGGATTAACCTCAGATAATTCAACATATACTGGGAATCTTGGAACTTTGCGTTTACTTGTAATATGCTGGTATTTAATCTTACAGAACATGCTAGGAAGCATATCTCTTATATACCACAGTTTTTTACGGACATCTTCAGAGAATCCAGTCCCAACATTAAAAGAGTTACCATCACCACTTTCACAGATCAGCGCTCCGAGACGATCTTTTGGTATACCATCTTGTGATACTTCTTCGACACACCCTATGATCTTATAGTAATCCGACTTCTTTGGTTTGAACTTCATTCCCCATATAGATCGCTTACGTTCATAGGGAGCTTCGAAGTTACGGACTATGATCCCTTCATACCCTTGATTAATTATTTTATCAAAGGTCTTCATGATTTCTTCTAAAGATTCACAGAGATAGAAAGGTGAGATTTTTATCGAAGGATGTATGTTGCGAAGATTTTCAATTAAAACTGTACGTTTCATCTGAGGTAGTTCATTGACTATGTCAAAGATATGAAATTCAATCCTTTCATAGTCAGGATGCATATGAACAGTCCGGGAAGTGATAGATTGAATAGTCTCAAATGACTCTCTGTGGATATAGAGCTCACCGTCAAGCTCGGCTTGAAGTCTTATAGATGATAAGGCTTTGTTGATGTGAGGTACAGAGTAGATGATGTTTTCATCACTTGAGACCAACATATAGTTGTTATCAACTTGAGTGAGTGAAGGGATAGCTCTACAACGTATCCCGTCGTACTTAGGCTGGATGATGTAAGGAGGTTGCCATCTTGATAATCTAGACTCTTCAAATGGATAGAATTTCATAATATTTTTGAAAGACATGCTTTTTCTCCTTATACTGAGACCATTAAAAAATTTAATCAACTTATAATCAAACTACAAACATGAACATTTAGAGTGCTAACAAAGCCCTCGAAGACCCAACTCCTAATTTAAACTTCTTAGATCCTCGAGGGCTAGCCGATGATTGTGAAAGTGTTAACCTCCAGCGAGTTCGCGAAGTTGAGCGATCATCTTCTTCCGATCATCAGGAGTTGCAGCGAGGAACTTGGCTTTGAACGCAGATTCCGCATCGATCTTGCCTGACTGCACAGCCACACCCATCTTGGCTGATCCGAGACGGGCTTGGATAGCGTTGGGCTGTTCTCCGCGCTTGAGGGCTCCACGAATGTTAGCTTGGAGAGTCACGCGCCAGTTAGCCATAGCATTGGAATTGACCGCTTCATCTCCGAACAGCTTGATGGACTCAGCCGCAGTTTCTCCGAAATCCACTTCGACAGTCACAGGACCGAGCTGAGGTGAGGTAACAACGCCTTTTGAATCTTTCTTCTCTGGAACGAGTGCGCTTACTTGAGCTTTCTTCATCTTCCTCTTCCTTTCTTTAATAGATTTATACTTCTGCTACATAGCCACCATGGCTAATTTAAATTAATGATATAATAAGATAGGAATGAAGTCAATTTATATCTCCGTCCAATTAATCCCAGGGTTAGCATTTACTACTATTTGTTATTTACAAGCGTCTCTTAGAATCTTCCTTACCTTGTATGCATCTCTATGTCGCCAAGAGTTTAGATTGCATAGGATATAGGTGAGTTGAGTTTTTAGATCTTCTCCATCATTCATTAGAATAGCTCTTCTTGTATAATTAACTGCCCAATTTAGAGTAGTTTCATAGTGTACATGATCACTTAGGATAGTTCTCAAAGCCCACTTGACATCTTTATCCATGGTTAGCACCTATTAATCCAAGGTTATTATTTACACTGGCCATATATAAGGTAGATTATCAGCCTCTTTCCAATTAAACTTGGAATAGTAAATAAGGTCTTTACGAAGTAAGTTGCTACGATGAGATGCGTGGAACTCAGATAACCCAAGCCATGGAGGAGAGGCTATGTTAGCTTTTTGTAGAATAATATAAGGCATGAAGTTGGTAAAGCCTTGCAGTACAAATCTACTAATACATAGATTATGATATACAGCTAGGCAGTCTTCATATCCAGTCCACATACGAACTGCTGGGTGGAGCTTCCAGTTGTCAGATTTACCAGTTATAGTGTCATAGATCTTTCTGGCGTCTACTCTCTGTTCCCCAAGGAGTACATAGTCTAGGCATAGAACACTTTTTGTTATATCTGGGTATGGTAGAAAAGTTTGCATAGATATCTCCTTATGTGTATAGATTAGACCTTAAATATATAAATTATCCAGCTTATAATTATATAACATAATATGAGTGAGGCTACAGTCCGTAGACATAAGTCTGTTAGGTTTATACGATCATCTTTATCTTTATTCTTGTTCTTCTTTATTATAACTCCCTTCTCTGCTTCTTTAAATATTTTATAGCAAGATCTGCATAGATATAAATTATGATAGATTGTTAAATGATCTTGAGTAAAGCACCTACTGCAGTAGCCGACTGAGATTCTATTGTAGTCCATTGTACCTCCAGATTATTAAAAAATTTAATACACTTATTTGTTAATAAAGTAAGTTATCCACTCTATCGCCATTGTCAGACAGAATAATAAAGAAGCGATAAATAGTGAGAATGAAGCAAGTTCTATATCAAGTCCATTAAATTTTTTAATAATCTTCTTCTTCAGGTAACTCATAATCACTTACCTCCTGCTCATGGTTTAGAGCTTCTCTATAGCATGTATGGCATAGGTACATACCGGCATAGATCCTAAGATCTCCATAGTCGAAAGTATGGCAGATATCACAGTATGTCTTATTCATACCATATCTTCCAGTTCAGCTATCAGATTAGACAACTGTTCAGGAGTGAGTGCTTTTTCTTCTTTCGGTTTCTCTTTAGACACTTTTGAAACCTTTAGTCTTCCGTCTCTCTCCGCCCATTGCCTATCAATGACTTCATATCTAGCTCGTTTGGTTAAGTATTCTTGCTCAAGCTTTAAATACACCTGCTTTAACCCATCCATTTGGTTCTTAAGGTTAATTAGTTCTTTCCTTAAATCTGCCATTCCATCACTGAGGACTTTTACAGAATCATTCATATAAGTTCTCCTTCCATGGGTTAGTAGTTATTATAAACTTGTAGCTATTCCAAATGCTTCTCCAATCTTAACCAGGTCACTATCAGAAACCAAGTTCCATTCTAAAGTTGGAAGTTTTCCAGTCTTTAACTCGATGAGTGTAATAATACGAGATCTCCACTTTATCATAGTATTCCATCTCTCTTTATCCTGCTCATTCACATACTTTATATCTTTTTTATTCTTTACTACTCTCATCAATTCTTCAAATTCATCTTCGGTAATTAGTGAGTAGTTCGCTAATGCTGTAAGGTAGCCTTCGTCCCACAATTCTTCAAACTCATCTTCATTAATGCGTCTCTTTTCATTTGCCACTATCAAAGCGTGGTATCTACTCATTTAACACCTCCATAGTAGGTATCATATTGATATAGTATTTATCCCTTTACAGTTAGTTGTTTAATTAGTACATCACCAATAGCTTTAACATCATCCTTTGATAGTTGAATATCATCACTTTTGACACTAACTAGGACTCTATTATCCTTGATGGTCATAGTCATTGTTATAACTACTTTAGTCAGCTCATTCATAGTTTACTCCAATCCGCTTTCGATAGTTAATATTTCTCTAACTCTATCAGCCATCATTTTAGCGATAGTTAGGTCAGATAATATCTCTTTGTCATCAACGCTTTGCAGGCCAAGTAATGCAGCTTCAGCATTGAAGAGCTTTAGAACTTCATTACTCGCTCTATAATACTTATAGATACGAAGCATTTCCTTTTGTGCTTTCATCATCGACTTAAACAATTTAGTTGACTGATGTGCTTCCATAGTTCCCTCCTCCATATTTTTAAGTTCATTCCAAACTACCGAAAACCCTCCCCATTATCCGAAACGTATCATATCTAACATACGTTGTCAATAAGTTGATTCCTCCTCTTCGCATTTACAGTTTGATTTAAAGTCAATTAAAAAATTTAATCAACTGGAGGCTCAGGCGCAGGACCATTAAGCGCATCGAATAACTCCTGATCTTTCTTCTTAATCCTTTCAAATTCTTTATCTATCTCCTCCTCACTCTTAGGTCTAATCTTCTCATCATTACTATTTTTCCTATCTTTCTTAAAATCCATAGATTCAACTTCTGTCAATTTATAACTACTTCCTCTAAGAATAGCCAACTTAGCTAACAACTCAGCTTCCCTCTCTGCTCTCTTCTCTTCATCTTTAATTCTCTTCCTCTCCATCTTCTCAGCTATCTTATCCTGCATCTTTTTACTCTCCAATCTACTCTCATACTCAGCTTGTGCTTTCAACCTAGCTTCATTCAACTTATCATAATCCACACTTCCATCAGGCTTAGCGAACTGTGAAAGTACTTTAGCTTTAGGTTGAGCAAAGATTGGATTCTTCTCTGGCACACTGAAGTCTATCTTCGCTCTTTCCTGTGCTTCCTTTACCTCCTTCATCTTATCCCTAGCTATCTTCACCCAAGGATCATCTTCACTCACTTCACACCTATCTACTGTCTCAATAGGCTTTCTCAACTTTGCCTTGGCTTCATTCTCTCTATCTTCCAATACTAGATTATGTAACAAGTTCCTTTTACCCTTATCTCCTGGATTTAGATCTATCCTAAACATCGACTGGAGATAATCAGTAGCTAGTTGAATAGAAAATTCCTTAACCTCTCCATTCCTCAATAACTGCTCATACGTATTATCTATACACCATCTAAGCACTTCACTCATTGACCTAGGCCTAGTCCTATCACTCATCGCCGATACTATACTCGCAAGCTTCGTCCTCTGCACCCATGTTTGTACTAGTGTATCATCTTTATACCTCTTCGGTATCATCAAAGCCCATCCTCTTGTACTATCTTCCTTATACCCTTCTCCTATCTTCCACTTGCTCATTCTTCCTCCTCCTTTTCACAATCTTAATAGTTAATTAAAAAATTTAATCAACTTATCCACTATTAATAACTATTACTATTCAATAACTATAATCATTTATATCATTTATGGTTGTTTATGACTATATAGTGTCATTCAATTGCCTACCTCTCATTTTTTTTTTTTTTT